TATTCGTAAACAAGATTTGGGCAGGGCAATGTATATTTGCACAATATCTAAAGTAGCTAAGGGGATAAGCTCAAAACCTTTTGTGCAGTCTATGGTATGCTCAAAAATTAAGGAGGAAACTAAGTGAAATATGCAATCATTTTATCCATAATTGCTGGCGGAGCTTTTGCGGATAGCTCATCTCTATCTTTAGCATTGCCAACACCAAACATTAATACGCAATCCGACAGGATCAGGTCTGGCAGTATAGAATGCTCAAATTCTATTTCTGGATCTACTTTGCTGGAATATGGATTAACTGGATTGATCTCTGGCCTCGACACAAATTCAAGGGGCAAAGATATTGGAATATATGCACGTATTGTTATTCCATTAAATGCACCAAAGAAGCGCATAGAATGTGCAAAGTTATTTGAGGTGGAGCTGGTTCAGCGAAAGATGGAAATACGAATGCTACAGGAAGAGCTGAATGCAATGAAAAATATGCAAGCTACAAGTATGGATTTTGAAAACTAATGGATACAACAAAGATAGCAAGTGACATTGATGGGTTGGCAGATCGCCAAATCAAAGCTGGTGGCGTTAAGATGTCGTTTGCATCTATTATGGCTATATTTGCATTTCTATCTACAGTCGTGGGTGCGCTGTATGCTGGCTTTTTAATGTGGCAAAAGATTGAAGAGGTGGCTGGCCTTGATTTACAGGAATACCAACAGCAAATGGATTTGATGGATGCCAGCATACAACAAACTGTAGATTATACTCGTGATATTAAAACTGGATTGCTAAGTGATATTTTGGGCATTGAGAAGCAGGCGGATCGAACTGAGGATATGGTGCGTGAAATTGAAGATAAAGTTAGGGAAATGATAGATAAGGCGGAGCTAAGATTTGAAACGCAAAGAAATAGAATTTCCAGCACTCAAGATATTGAGATGAAGGATCTGGAAGATAAATTAACCAAGAAACTACAAAGGGCGCTGGATAATCCTCTGGCGGATTAATATGGATGAATTTAAAAAATTTGATGTCGATGGCAATGGCACGATTGATCAATCTGAATGGGATCGTATGGCTCTGGAAGATAGGCGTTTACGAATGCAGGATGAGGATATGCAAAGGAATGCGATTAGATCAATGAGTTGGTTCGCATTGTTTGGAATGTTACTCTATCCATTTGCTGTGATAGGCGCAGAAATTTTTGGTTTAACAGAAGCCGCCAAAATATTAGGATCAATGGCAAGTATATATTTTGTATCCGTAGCTGGGATCGTATCCGTGTTTTTTGGTGCAACAGCGTTAGCGAAAGGTAAGAAAAATGATGAGCCTCGTAAGTAGTTTAATTCCATCAGTTACTGGAATATTAGACAAGGTAATCGAAGATAAAGATCAAAAGGCAAAGTTAGCCCATGAGATAGCTACGATGTCCGATAATCATGCCCAGCAAGCCCTAATGGGACAATTGGAAATAAACAAAGCTGAAGCCGCATCTGGTTCTCTGTTTAAGGGTGGATGGCGTCCATTTATTGGCTGGGTTTGCGGATTTGCATTTGCTTATCACTTTGTCCTACAGCCATTAATCGTTTTTGGCGTTACGGCGGCTGGTGTTGATATGCCAGCTCTGCCAGAGTTTGACATGGGTAGCTTGCTAACAGTTATGATGGGCATGTTAGGTTTAGGCGGTTTAAGATCTGTGGAAAAATTAAAGAAAATTGAAAAATAGGAGACTACCATGAGCGACGCAATGAAAAAACTTCAAGATAAAGTTGGCGTTGGCGCTGACGGACATTTTGGAAAAAACACGGCTAAGGCCATTGCTCAGTATTATGAGTTATCGAATGAAAGAGCCGCCCACCTAATGGGTCAGGCGAGCCACGAAAGCGGTCACTGGCGGCATACAAGAGAAAATCTGAACTACAGCGCGGATAGTATGATGCGCGTCTGGCCTAGCCGATTTCCTGATCTGGCGTCCTGCGAGGGATATTCTCGAAACCCAACAGCGTTAGCTAACAAAGTTTATGGTGGTCGCATGGGTAACAATACTGAAAATGATGGCGCATTATTTTCTGGCAGAGGTTATCTTATGATTACAGGAAAAAATAATTACAGGGCATTTAGCTGTGATATGGGTGTACCTGATATTATGACAGATCCAGATCTGGTGGCTGAGGATTACGCATTTGATACGGCAATATGGTTCTTTAACAAAAACAAGTTATTTGACATTGCAGACGATGGCGTGAACGACGAGACAATATTAAAGATCTGTCGCCGAGTAAATGGTGGCACTCATGGTTTAGTGGATAGAACAGGCGAGACAAACAAGATTTATGAGTGGCTCAAAACATAGCAATAATGTTGGCAGAGCTGGAGAATTTCTGGCTCTGTCAAGACTTTCGCTCGCTGGGTTTCCATGTACGCTTATCCAACACGATGTTGACGACGCATATATCAAAACTTCAAGCGGTAAATTACTGACTTTACAGGTCAAGACTGCCAGCAAAATAGCCAAGAACGAGAGAAAATATAAGTGGCCTACAGTTGTTATTGGCGGCAATAAGAGATCAGACATATATGCATTGGTTGCATATGATACCCAGAAAATTTTTTGGGTTAGAGGTGATAGTCATATAATAAAAAAATGGACAACACGATTATTTCCACAAGACTTTGAAGATGAAGATGAATTATTAAAGCAAGTAATAAACAGCTTTGAAACGTAAATATATTACTTGATGAATATCTATATCGCATATAGATAGAGGCGTGGGCAATTCGGGCATGATTTGCCCACGCGATTAATCATTTCTTGAAATACACGTAGCGCCATGATTTAGCGCCAGCATTGCCAATAATTGGCGTAGTATTTTTACTCACGCGATCCACAAGTTTATCTTTAAACATGACGTTTAATCTCCACGCCAGAGCTGAAACAGAAAGGCCAGTGCTTTTACTAATCATAGTGGTAGTGTAGCGCCCACCCCTGTTTATGCACTTGAAGATCTTGTCATTGTCTTTCTGGCTGAACGCCCTAATTTGCCTTACATCATTGTCACTCACAAAGTTTTTATGCGTGGCCTTGTTTGTGATAACTTGTCGTGGTCTGCTGGAATTATTTATAGGATCTCGCAAGCCGCGTTTGATTTGCTTTTTTTCAAACGTGTGGAGCAGATGAGAATACATGATTTCGTATTTTATTTCTCTGGGCTGATCCCTCATTGCTTTTTTGGTTTGGTCGAGCGTCGCATAAGCGAAAGGCGGTGTTCGAGGTTGTTCAGAATTGCTAACTGCTCTTCCATCATAAATAGGTAAAATCCCTTGTTCCTCTTCTCTTGGCCTTTCAGATCCCTCTGCACTGCCTCGTTCAGCTTGATCAGCCGCGTCACAAATTGGTAACATTCCTTTGTCTGCATTTCGCTTTTCCTTTAATTTTGTTCTATGATTTATAAAATCTATATTATAGCGTTTACTAATTTTAGATAACGTGGCCTGCTTCATGTCTAATAAATCGCACGCCTCTTTCTGGCTCAATCCATCATCAGCACATTTGTTTATTAGACTGAGCGTATCTTTTCGCAATGCAATCATAATTCACGCCTCACGAATTTGCCATTGGCGTCGATATCTGGAATACGCTCACGATCAGATTTTTGCAGTTTAGAAACATGCTTTGAAAACACGTCATCCAATATAGCTTCCAAACTTTCTTTGGTTAAATTTTTCATAATGATAAACCTTCTGGCCTTAACTGTGGCCTAATTGTTAATGTTGATGATGAAACGTAATCAGTCTCAATACACTGAGCCATGCTATCTAAGTGAGAATAAGGCTCATACTTTGCTGGCATGGCATCGCCACAAGCCATTGCGCTTATATACATCGTGCTGTTGCTTAATTCGACGCCGCCAATGACATACGTTAAAATGAGCGTTGTGTAGAATGTCATTTTATTAATCCTTCCATATATGTGTTAGAGTGTCAGAGACATGCTCAATGAATGATGACATTACTTTTTCTTTAATTTGGTCTAATGGTGTGCTAAGTTTTAAGCCAAACTTACTTAAATGGTTTTGCACTTCATATAATGCCGTCCTGCCAAGATTTGGGATGCGTAATAATTCTGCTGGAGTGTAACTTAATAAATCGTAATTATAAATTTTCATATGATCTAATTCATTTCTTATTAGATTATAGGTACGCACCGATAAGGAAGGTCTATCAATTTCAGCAAATAATGCCCTATGCAAAGATGGATCAATCCTTTTAAAGCTATTGTATAAATTATTTCTCAACTGATTTTTATCTGATTTTTTAATTTCATCATGAAGAATAAAAAACTGTTTCATGTATTCAATTTCACGTGCATAACCCCTTGGCTCTGGCTCAATGTGTCTGTGAGCATAACCTATTTCAGTGCAAATATATTTACAGCCACCATCCAACTTATCTATATAATTAGGTATAACTTCACCTATTATTTCGTCGGCTGGCTTCAACGATGTGATGCCAGCCTCTGATAAAAGTTTTCGTGGAAGGTACACTTGATCATGTTCCTTATGAGTGAAAGCAAAGCCAAAGCCATGCTCGTGAATTGATTTGATAATTAATCTTTGCATCACTTCACCCCCTCTTCCAAATGCTCTTGTATTCTGAGCATAATAATATTCATGGCAGTCGTCAGCTCTGACAGTGGGGCATCCTCAGCCACGCGATTAATATTGTGCCAAGCACTTTCCCGATGGGTGATGATAGTTTTTACTTCTGGTTGTGGTTTTTCATCATCAAATGCATAGACCAATGTGCTAACATTTTGAGTAGCAAAATCATTATGAGAAGAATTTACCTTAACCCTGTAGTTATTTAAAAAGAACAACAATTCACGTTTGCTGGTAGGCACTTCATATTGAACATATGTGCCTAACTTTTTAGCTTCAGATCTTGTGCCAGCCCACTGGCCTTTCGGTGTAGTATATAATCGCATTTTATTCTCCTAAGTTAATGTTAATTAAGTAATCCAGATAAACTATAATCTCTGGAAGATGAACGGCGGCTAGGGCAAATAGTGCCATAGCCAATCCGTCGATGATCATTGAAGTATTCATTTAACCACCTGATTAAATGTTTCTTCTGTGATAGCTATTGTAACCATATCTACATCAACACTATGCCACTTAGTGGTTCTTACTGTTGCTTCATATTCATCTATATCAATAGCTTCTTTTTTTATTAAGCTAGAAATAACACCCCTATATATTTTTGGGTCTAAATCATATTTTGTGAAAATAGTGCCACACTCACGAGTGCCATCGACTGTCACTTCCCAAGTGTCGCCGTGAGCGCAACTGCCACTATCAGTTTGCCAATTACCATCATAATCGGGATCTTTTTTATGGTTGTCAGCTAAAATGTTAAGGATATTCATTTCAAGATCTGTGTAAGTAGTCATTTTGTATTCTCCGTTAATGTTTATGTTTATTCATATATAATAGCAGATTATGAGATAGGGTCAAGCACTTAATATATCATTTATATATCATTGTGCCTGACCTGAGCAGTTATAGCCTATTCTATAAATTGGCGTAGGTTTTCAAATTCTTCCTCTTCACCATCAAGAATATATAAATTGTTAGCGGCATTGCCACCTACGTCATGCCAAATGTGACCGCTT